TTCAATTCCGAATCTTTGCAGGAGAAGTGGGCACCCATTCTGGAACATTCTGAGATCTCTAACATCTCTGATAAGTACAGAAAGGCCGTCACCTCCATCCTGCTCGAAAACCAAGAGAAATTCCTCCGTGAGGAATCTGGAATGCTCAACGAAGCATCCCCAACGATGTCTGCTGGCACAGCAGGTTTCTCTGGTAGCAGCACCGCCACAGGTCCTGTTGCAGGTTTCGACCCTGTTCTGATCAGTCTGATCAGACGCTCCATGCCCAAGTTGATCGCCTATGATATCGCTGGCGTTCAACCGATGACTGGACCTACTGGTCTCATCTTTGCCATGCGTTCACGCTATGGCACCAACCGTACCGCTGGCGCTGAGTCCTTCTTTAACGAAGCGAACACAGAGTTCTCTGCTGAGAACGCAGCATCTGATCTCGGTCGTACCGCTCAAAGCGGCACCAACCCTGGTCTGCTGAACGACAGCGGCACCTACACCGTCTCTGACGGTATGCCGACTGCTGAGAGTGAGGCACTTGGCGATGCTTCTAGCAACGCCTTCGCAGAAATGAACTTCTCGATCGAGAAGGTCACTGTGACTGCCAAGTCACGCGCTCTGAAAGCAGAGTATTCGCTCGAACTCGCCCAAGACCTGAAAGCAGTTCATGGTCTCGATGCTGAATCTGAGCTTGCCAACATCCTCTCAACAGAGGTTCTTGCCGAGATCAACCGCGAGGTGGTACGTACCGTCTATCGCATTGCTCGCCCTGGCGCTCAGAACAACACAGCAACTGCTGGCGTATTTGACCTTGACGTTGATTCCAACGGTCGCTGGTCAGTTGAGAAGTTCAAAGGACTTCTCTTCCAAATCGAACGCGATATGAACGCGATTGGTCACGAGACTCGTCGTGGAAAGGGTAACATCCTCATCTGTTCTGCTGACGTTGCTTCGGCACTGTCCATGGCAGGTGTTCTGGATTACACCCCTGCTCTGTCTGGTAACAGCAACTTGCTTCCAGACGACAACAGCAGCACACTGGCAGGCACCCTGAACGGTCGCATCAAGGTCTATGTTGACCCTTATTCCGCTAACGTAAGTGATCGTCACTTCTACGTTGCTGGTTATAAAGGTTCTAGCGCCTATGATGCTGGACTCTTCTACTGCCCATATGTGCCCCTGCAAATGGTTCGCGCCGTTGGTCAGGACACATTCCAGCCCAAGATCGGCTTCAAGACCCGCTACGGCATGGTCGCTAACCCATTCGCAGAAGGAACAACACAGGGGAGTGGTGCTCTTACTGCAAATGCTAACCGCTACTACCGTCGTGTGCTGGTTGACAACCTCATGTGATCCATTAGGTTACACACAACACTCAGGACCCCATTGGGGTCCTTTTTTAATGCCTAGTCATATTTGCTGATTCCCTCACGAGAAGGGCGTTTGGGGTTGGCACTTATGTTAAATAGAATTATACTGAACTTGACTCCCATGCCAAGGTCCACCATGTTGAAGACCGATCTGCTTGCCAGATTATACAAAGAGAAAACCAAATTATACGAAGGTGAGTATGAGGGGGAACAAACTGATGAATGGCATCACGGTGCCCACTTCGCGTATAGTAGACTATTGGATATCATTAGTGAGTATCGACAATGAAAGACCTTGACTTTATCGATGACCTGTTGACCATGCCCGAAGAACCTTCAAAATCTAAAAACATCACTGATGCTGATGCCAAGGACTGGGAAGACTTCTGGAATGGCGAAGAAGAATAACCCATAACCCCTTTAATGTGATGCTATTTGGAACCACGGCTGCACAACAACTGTTAACTTTCGGTTGTACCCTTGTTATAGCAACAGTATACATTGTAGTAATTACATGTAAGGACCATTGAATTGAGTATGTTCCTATAAATAATTAAAACAGGAACATACTCATGGCATCATACGGAGGCACGGACCAGACAGCACTCTGGTCTAAGCAATTAGATAACAGGAACTTCCTGTCGCCAATTGGATTTAAGATGCTACTGGAACAGTTTCCAAAGGTAGTTTACTTTGCACAATCCGCTAATATTCCTGGTATCGGTTTGAATACCATCGAGCAACCTACTATGTTGGGACGTGTGATCCCGTGGGAAGCACATGGTTTGAACTATGAACCATTCAACTTGACGTTCCTAGTTGATGAGGATCTAGAAAACTATCTCATCCTACACAACTGGATGCGATCGATTGCAGGTGGCGATGCATTTAGTGAGCGTGCTACTTACATGGATGATTACAATGTAACTTGTGATGCGTCACTAGCGATCATGAATAGTAATATGAGAACTAACTTCTTTGTCAACTTCAAAGATATATTCCCTGTCTCATTGAATGCATTAGAATTCAATGCTACAATTGATGGTACAGAGTATGCCACAGCAACTGCTGAGTTTAGGTATACTACTTACGATATACAAAACCTTGAAGGTGGACGGAGGAAAAATCTCAAATGAATCTAGACCAAATTCGTGACATGTGGAAAGAGGATTGCATCATTGATCAAAATGATTTAGACACTGAGAACTTTAAGTGTACTGTGATCCACGAAAAATATTTGAATATCTGGTCTCATTTTAAACTGATGGCATCTGATGCCGACACCAAAGGTCGGATGCTATACAAAGCAAAGTTTGAATACTACTCAGGCAAAGCACCTGCCAAGGTGTATGCAGAGAAACCTTTCAATCACAAGGTACTCAAAACTGATATCAACACTTACATCTGGGCAGATGATGAGTGGTTGAAAAACAAGCAGAAGATTGACTACCTTGATACTTGTATAAATTACTTAGAGATGATTCTTAAACAGTGTTCCTCACGAGGGTTCCAGATTAAGAATTACATTGATCTAAGGAGACATGGTGATTACTAAGATTGAAAAAAAGAATGAAGTCTACCTCAAAGTAACAACAGAACCCCATGTTCATCAGGAACTGAGTGATCACTTTCAATTTGAAGTGCCACAAGCAAAGTTCATGCCACAGTATCAGAAGTGGAAATGGGATGGAAAGATCCGTTTGTATTCACCAGCAACAGGTGAGATATATGCGGGTCTTTTTGATTATCTAACTGAGTTCTTAGAACAACGTGGTTACGATTGGGAAGTTGAAGACAGTAAGTTTTATGGAAAACCAAATGAATGTGAACTACTCATATCTCCTGAGGCAACTGCGGGGTATGTTAGATCTCTGGGTCTGCCTTTCAAAGTCAGAGATTACCAGTTACGAGCAATTTACCAAGCACTTAGGTACAATCGGAGACTTCTACTATCCCCGACAGGATCGGGAAAATCTCTGATCATCTATGCATTGGTACGATGGCATCTGGGAATGGATCGTCAGGTTCTTATCATTGTCCCTACTGTCTCACTTGTGGAGCAGATGTATAAGGATTTCCAACAGTATGGATGGAGAGCAGATGCATATGTACATAAGATCATGGGAGGCACTGAGAGGTACGTAGATGCCCCTGTGGTGGTGTCTACCTGGCAAAGTATATACAAAGAACCTAAGAAGTTCTTTAACCGTTTTGATGTCATTATTGGTGATGAGGCACACCTATACAAAGCAAAGAGTTTGTCAGGTATCTTGACTAAGTGTCATGATGCAAAATATCGTATTGGTCTTACAGGTACTCTCGATGGTTTGCATACTCATCAGTTAGTTCTAGAAGGATTGTTTGGTAAATGTGAACAAGTTACCAAGACAGCAGACCTTATGAAGAAAGGTCATCTCACTAAACTTAAAGTAAATATTCTCTTATTAAAACATGGGTACGTTCCCTTTGATGACTACCAACAAGAGATGGATTACATAGTAAGTCATCCTAAAAGAAACAATCTAATCACAAACCTTGCGAAAGATCTGAGTGGCAATACTCTTATCCTATTCAACTACGTAGAGAAGCATGGGGAACCATTGCATGACCTGCTAAATACTAAGGTGAAGGAAGGTCGTAAGGTCTTCTTCATACATGGTGGTATTGATGCCTATGATCGTGAAGAAGCACGATCTATATGTGAGACAGAAAAGGATGCAATCATTGTTGCATCGTATGGAACTTTCTCTACTGGTATTAATATCAAAAACTTACATAATGTGATCTTCGCTAGTCCCTCCAAGTCCAGAGTCAGAAACCTACAATCTATTGGTCGTGTACTCAGGAAAGGAGATAACAAAGCGCAAGCAGTTCTATACGATATTGCAGACCACTGTGCGAGAGGATCCAAAAGTAATTACACCCTTCGTCATCTTGCTGAAAGAATCAAGATATATCAAGAAGAAAAATTTAATTACGAAATTAAGGAGATCAAATTGACTCATGATTAATTACATCCGACACGACGAACAATTCTTTGCCACACTTAAACTGATCACTGGGGAAGAGATTCTTGGTGAAGCATTAGTTAGTGAAGATCCTGATACTAAAAAAGATATGATCTTCATGCAGAACCCTGCTAGAACAAAGATCGTTGAACTTGAAGTAGATTCAGAAGATGCATCCCAAAAGGTTGCAATGGGATTCATGAAATGGATGAACTTCTCTGATGAGGATTTCTATGTAATTGATGCTCAGTCTGTTGTATCGATTGCACCTATGTCTGATGAAGCAATCATGCTTTATAAGAGATGGATCAAAAAAGAATTTAAAAAAGAAGTACACGATGAAGCAGAGGTACCCATCAATAAGAGCATGGGTCTCATTTCTAAGGTAGAAGATGCAAGGAAACTTCTAGAACGCATCTTCAAAGATGCATCTCTCTAAGCCACTTAAAGATACTGTGTTTCTGAACCCTTACAGTGTTGAGTATAATGATTTATTATTGTCTTGTCAAGCCCTTGTCACCTTGTCACTTCGTCACTTGACAAATCTGTCTTGATAAGTTAACATTATGTCATCCGTGAGTACCCTTATGTCTATGCTAATGCCACGGAAGAACGCCAAAAAGAAAGAACACTATGTAGATAACAAACAGTTCTTACATGAACTGATTATTTACCGTAACAAGTGTGCAGTCGCCAAAGATAAAGGACTGCCCAAACCTCGTGTCTCTAATTACATTGGTGAATGCTTCCTTAAAATTGCAACCCACCTATCGTATCGTCCGAACTTCATCAACTACATGTACCGAGAGGACATGATTGGTGATGGTATCGAAAATTGTATTCAATACATTCATAACTTTGATCCAGAGAAATCTTCTAATCCGTTTGCATATTTCACACAGATTGTATACTATGCATACCTAAGAAGGATTGCTAAGGAGAAGAGGCAGCAAGCAATCAGAGAGAAGATCCTAGAACGTAAGGGATATGAAGAGGTTTTCCACACAGATGACCTTGACAATATCGCTGACATGAACTATATTAAGTCTCGTGTCGAGACCAATACGAGGTACTGATGTCCACAAAGCAAAGTTTGATCGGTGACTATTGGAGCGGTGGTTCCTCAGGTAAACAAACTCAGCGTCTAATTGCTGAGTTGACTGATAAGTTGAAAGGTATTACGTATACCCAAACATGCACAACAGCAGAGGGAACTACTTACAAGAAACTTGTTATTGAATATGAAGATTCTTCTAATAACTGATCAACACTTTGGTGCTCGGAATGATAGTCAAGTCTACATTGACCAGTACCGAAAGTTTTATACTAAGACAGTTCTTCCTTACATTGATAAGCATAAGATCACTGATGTGATTGCTCTTGGAGATACTTTTGATAGGCGTAAGTCCATCAACTTTAATTCTCTGGAAGCAGCGAAAGAGATGTGGTTTGATCCACTGAGAGATCGTAATGTCCACATGCATATGCTTGTAGGCAATCATGATATCTTCTATAAAAATACTCTCAGGATTAACTCACCAAGGTTACTCCTTAGTGACTATGACAACATTACCGTCGTGGACGATCCTACTGAACTATCCATTGGTGGTATTTCTATACTTCTTTTGCCTTGGATATGTGACGACAATAGAAAAAGATCCATGGATCTTATCTCAACAAGTGATTCAACTGTCTGTCTGGGCCATCTTGAACTTAATACTTTTGAACCTATTCCTGGATATACGATGGACCATGGAGATGATCCCGATGTATTCGATAGGTTTGACTTAGTATGTAGTGGACACTTCCATCACATATCTTCTAAAAAGAATATTAAATACCTCGGTAATCCGTACCAAATGTTCTGGAATGATTACGGTTGTGAACGTGGGTTTCATGTACTAAATACTAAAACTACAAAACTTAGTTTTGTAAAGAATCCCAACACGATGTTTCATAAAATCTACTATCGTGATAGTGAAACAGCGACCATTGATTATAAAAAACTCAAAGGTAGTTATGTAAAATTAATTGTCGAAAAGAAACAAGATCAAATTCTCTTTGATAAGATACTCAGAGAGATTAACAACAGTGATGTTGCTGATCTTAAAATCCTTGAAGATACTTTTGTATGTTTGGATGAGGTTGACGATTCTCTGGAACAGGAAGACACACTAACTATGTTGCAGAACTGTGTAACAGAGATCGATAACAAAGATGAAGTGTTTGGTATTTTAAAATCATTGTATGTCGAAGCACTTAGACTCTAAAATGTTCGTATTAGTTGACAAAAGTAGCGGCGGGGTGTATGCTGTCAAAGACAGTGGCATCCAAGAAAAGGTTGTTCAAATCTTCGAGCAAGAGGATGACGCCGAACGTTACTATGGTTATCTAAAAGCAGATGATTATAAACGTAAACTCGAAATCATGGAAGTCGAAGAAGAGATTGTCAAAGATAACTGTACCAACTATGGATACAGTTACACAATTATTACACCCAACGACATTGTGTTTCCCCCGAAAGACGTAGATTAGTATGATTGTTTTTGAGACTATTCGCTGGAAGAACTTCCTGTCCACTGGACAACAGTTCACCGAAGTGAATTTGAGTGAGTCACCATCTACATTAGTCGTAGGCAATAACGGCGCAGGCAAGAGTACCATTCTTGATGCGCTTTGTTTTGTTTTGTTCAACAAACCGTTTCGTAAGATCACGAAACCCCAGTTGATGAATAGTGTAAACGAACGTGAACTTTTAGTAGAGGTTCAGTTCAAAATTGGCACTATCTCTTATAAAATAGTTCGTGGTATCAAACCAACGGTGTTTGAGATCTACCGTAATAACGAACTGGTGGACCAAAATGCAGCGAACAAAGACTATCAAAAGTACCTTGAACAAAGCGTACTTAAACTTAACTACAAATGTTTCACTCAGGTTGTTATTCTCGGCAGTAGCACTTTTGTGCCTTTTATGCAGTTGCCTGCTGGTCATCGAAGAGAGGTTATCGAGGATCTTCTAGACATTCAAATCTTCTCACAGATGAATGGGTTGCTCAAAGAGAGAATCAAGGATGCTAAGGATGAGCAACGTCAGTGTGAGTATGAACTAGAACTTGCACAGACAAAAGTTGACATGCAAGTTCGTAATATTGCCAACCTACAAAGTGTTGACAAGCAACACATTGAGAACCAGCAACAGAAGTTTGTTACTAATGAAAATCGTATTGTAGATATTAACTTACGCATCAAGGAAGTCGAAAAAGATATTTCACTTATTGAACCTGAGATCCAAAAACTAGATCATGCTGTTGAGAAGCATGAAAAGTTTAAGGACATGAAGTCTAAGATCTATCACAAGTTGAATACATCTAAGAAGAACTATGACTTCTTTGTGGAGAATCAAACTTGTCCTACATGTACTCAGGAGATTGATAGAGATCTTCGTCAATCCAAACAAGCAGAACTTAATCAGAAGTGTGTTGAACTGACTGATGCAGGGTCACAGATCATGGGTCAGATCAACACTCTCAATAAGAACATCAAAGAACTGCGTGAGAAAGCAAGTCAGATTAATGAGTATAGGTATGAGATTCAATCTCTCACCAAGGAAGAGATGCTTCTGTTGAAAGACAACACTTCTATCATGACTGAGGTAGGTAGCGATACCTCTAACTTAGAGAAAGAGAAGCAAGATCTTGAAATCATGACACAAGCACTTGACAACAAACTCATTTCGTGTTCTAATATAAACAAGCAGACGGATCATCTTAAAACGGTTGCTAACCTCTTGAAGGATGGTGGGATTAAGACTAAGATTATTTCTAAGTTCATTCCTCTCATCAATCAGAGAATCAATAAGTATCTTCAAAGCATGGATTTCTATGTGAACTTCACGCTTGATGATAGTTTTAACGAGAAGATTCTTTCTCGTTTTCGTGATGATTTTTCTTATGCTTCTTTCTCAGAAGGAGAGAAGCAAAAGATTGATCTGGCGCTGTTGTTCACTTGGCGAGAAGTCGCTGCTTTGAAGAACAGTGTGAGTACCAACCTTCTTCTACTTGATGAAGTGTTTGACTCTTCACTCGATCAGTCTGCTACGGATGAACTGATGCGGATTTTGAAAGGTCTTGGAGAGAAGACTAATCTCTTTGTGATATCACACAAAGGAGAAGTGCTCTATGATAAATTTGAGCGAATCGTAGAGTTCTCCAAAGAAGGTGACTTTTCAACTATGTCAGCGGTACAAGGATGAAGCACATACTCTTCACCTTGCGTCAATGTGATAGTGAATTACTAGATGATGAATCTTACATTCGCGACATGCTGGCAAAAGCAGCGGAGTGTGCAAACAGTACACTCCTAGGTATCCAATCATATAAGTTCTCTCCACAAGGCGTGACTGCTATTGCTATGCTTGCTGAGTCTCATATCAGCATTCATACATGGCCCGAGACAGGTGAAG